TTTGCAAAACGACACAAGGAGTCCTGATATGCCAATGACGCAAAAAGGTTCAAAGATTATGTCTGCCATGAAGAAGAAGTATGGCAAGAAAAAGGGCGAAGAAGTGTTCTACGCCTCAAAGCAGAAAGGCGTCATTAGTGGCGTGGACAAACAAAGGAAAGCGTGATGGCACGAATTAGCCCGGCAGAGGTTCTGAAGCGTCAGGAAAAAGCTGATGCGCGCAAAGAGGAATGGCGCACGATTTACGAAGAGTGCTATGAGTTTGCGCTCCCACAGCGCAACTTGTATTCCGGTCACTATGAGGGCAAGACTGCTGGGCAGAATAAGATGGTTCGCGTCTTTGATGCGACGGCTATCAACTCGACTCAAAGGTTTGCTAACCGCATCCAGTCAGCTCTTTTCCCTCCGTACCGCGAATGGTGTACGCTAGAGCCGGGCAATGAGATCCCGCGAGAGCGCCGCAGTGAAATCCGCGAAGCACTAGAGATCTATACCGGGCGGATGTTTGACGTGATTCGTCAGACAAACTTTGATCTTGCGATGTCCGAATTCTTGCTCGACCTTTGCGTCGGCACAGCAGTGATGCTTGTGCAGCCGGGTGATGCAGATGCGCCAGTACGCTTTGTTCCTGTACCGCAATACCTTGTGTCTTTAGAAGAAGGCCCACACGGCACAGTCGATAACGTCTACCGGAAGCTGCGTCTTCGCGGCGAAGCGATTTCCCGGCAATGGCCGGATGCGCAAATCCCTGAAGATCTACAAAGAAAGATCGATCAGAAGCCAGACGAAGAAATTGACCTCGTTGAAGCGACGGTATTCAACGTCGATGAAGACACATACTGCTATCACCTGATCTGGCCGAAGGATAAGGTTGAGCTGGTCTACCGAACCATGAATGTGTCGCCGTGGATTGTTGCGCGATTTATGAAGGTTCCGGGCGAAGTCTATGGCCGCGGCCCATTATGTACTGCGCTGCCAGACATTAAGACACTCAACAAGGTCAAAGAGCTGGTGTTGAAAAACGCATCACTCGCCGTTGCTGGGGTTTATACGGCAGCTGATGATGGTGTACTTAACCCACAAACAATACAGATCACGCCGGGAGCAATCATTCCAGTTGCGCGTAACGGCGGACCACAAGGCGAATCGCTACGCCCATTGCGCTCGGCAACTGACTTCAATACATCTCAGCTGGTCATCAATGATCTTGTGATGAATATCAAGAAGATGTTGTACGACGACTCCCTGCCACCAGACAACATGTCGGCGCGTAGTGCGACAGAGATCGTGCAGCGCATGAAGGAATTGTCTCAAAACCTAGGCTCGGCATATGGCAGATTGATCACGGAGGCAATGACTCCAATCGTGCGCCGGGTTCTCTACGTCATGGACGAAGTTGGTTTAATTGACTTACCACTAAGTGTTGACGGCCTTGAAGTCAAAGTTGTTCCGACGTCGCCATTAGCGCAGACACAGAACATGGAAGACCTAGAAAAAGTCCTGCAATTTGGTCAGATTGCTGCGCAGTTTGGTATGCAGGGTCAGGTCATGGTGAACCAAGAAGAAATGCTGGAATACATAGCAGAAAAAATGAGTGTTCCACAAAGATTGCTGAACAACGCAGAACAGAGGGAAGCGATTGTGACGCAAATGCAACAGGCACAACAACAGGCGCAACCGCCGCAGGGAGCGCAATAGGAGTGAGATATGGAAGGCTGGGACAGCTTACGCCCATCTGAAAATGCGCATCTGCATAAAAGCAGAATCGCGCAAGACGACTTAAATACCGCCTTTGTTCGATGCTTTTCGACAGAGGCCGGTATTGAGGTTCTTGAACATCTCAAGCAAGTCACATTGGATCAGCCGTCGTGGTATCCCGGCGAAGATCCAAGTCATGGCTTTGCAAGAGAGGGACAGAACAGCATTGTGAGAGAAATATTAAGACGAATCGATAAAGGAAGGCAATTATGAGCGAAGCCGCTGAAAGCATTGATGTTCAGGAAAACACTGCTCCTGAAGCAACAAATGAACAGCAGGATAGTGATTCATTACTATCACCTACTCTTGAGACGCAAGAAGAGCAATCACCAGAAGATGCAGCTGTTCCGCACATTGCTGGTGAGCAACAGGACGCGCCAGTCGACGAAGAGATCGATTGGGGTGATCGCCCTGATTGGATGCCAGAGCAGTTCTGGGACAAAGACAACGGACCAGCGCTTGAGGAAATGGCAAAGTCGTACAATGAGCTGCGCGCTAAAATGTCAGCTGGCAAGCACAAGGCACCAAAGGACGGCAAGTATGACATTGCCTCACTCAAGGATCACGGGGTTAGTGATGACGATCCGCTGCTGAATCAGTTTAGTGAGTTCGCTGCTGAGAATGGGTTAAGTCAGGATCAGTTTGACCAGATCGCCCAGATGCATATGGCTCAAATGTCCGGAATTATGGAAGACATTGAAGTCGATAAGCAGAAAGAGATAGCTAAGCTCGGCCCGCGCGCAGACAAAGTAATCAACAACCTGAACACTTGGTTAGGAAAACTAGGCAACTCTGGGACGCTGACTGGTGAAGAAGTGGATGCAATCGCCGGCGCTGCAAAGACGGCTGACTTCATTAAGGCGATGAATAAGATCAGGTCATCATACGGGGAGCAAACAATCCCCGATGTTACTGTTCAAGAGGGCAATGCTGTCAGCAAGGCAGATCTCGACGCAATGGTTGCTGATCCACGCTACGGAAAAGACATGGCCTACACGCAAGGTGTAGAGCGCAAATTCATGGAATTTTTCGGCGAAGCGTAACACCCATAGGGGGTACTTTTGCCCCCTATCCCTTCTTTGATCTAGCAGCAAAGCTGTTATATTTCAATCAACCGATAACTCATTTTCTTGAGCCGGCTACCTGATTACCGCGGCCCACACTGGACAACCGAGACAGGTTTTACCCAAAAAATTTTTGTTTAACTAAAGGACGAAGCAAATGGCAGTTTCAATCTCAAATGCCTTTGTCACTCTGTTCGACTCAGAGGTAAAACAGGCTTACCAAGGGCAACGTCTCTTGGCCGGTGCTACCCGCGAGCGTTCAGGAGTAGAAGGCTCAACAGTTAAGTTCCCTAAAATTGGTAAGGGATCAGCAACTATCCGCGTTCCACAGACTGATGTAACTCCACTCAACGTGTCTTACTCACAAGTCACTGCGACAATGGAAGACTACATTGCTGCGGAATACTCAGACATTTTCAACCAGCAGAAGGTCAACTTCAACGAGCGTCAAGAGCTTGTACAAGTTGTATCTGGCGCAATCGCACGTCGTATGGACCAAGTTGTATTGGACGCACTCGCTGCATCTTCTACTTCATTGGCAGTTGGTAACGACATCGGCGGCACAGACTCTAACCTGAACATTGAAAAGCTCCGCGAAGCTAAGAAGCTTCTCGATGCTGGCAACGTGCCAATGCAAGGTCGCATGATGCTCATCCACGCAAACAGCTTGTCTGCATTGCTTGGTGAGACAGAAGTTACTTCTTCAGATTTCAACACTGTCAAGGCGTTGGTAACTGGTGAAGTCGACACTTACATGGGCTTCAAGTTCATCACTTTCGGTGATCGTGATGAAGGCGGCCTGCCAATCGACGGTTCTTCTGACCGCACTCTCTACGCTTTCCACCGCGACGCGCTTGGTCTTGGTGTAGGCATGGGTCAGACTTCACGCGTTGACTACATTCCAGAGAAGACTTCCTTCTTGGTTGCGTCAATGTTCTCAGCTGGTGCGGTAGCGATCGATGACGAAGGTATCGTCAAGATCACTTGCCGTGAATCATAAGGAGGCATAGACAATGGCATATGCAGTAGCAGGGCTTCAGCCCATCGGTGGTCAGGCGAAAGCTGGCAACGCTCCTCAGATGTGGTCATACACTTCTGCTGACGCGATTGCGACAGTTAACACGTCTGGTTACTTCAATGACGCAGCTGACCTTTTGAAGGTTGGTGACTTGATCTATGTGTACGACTCAAACACTCCAACAGCATCGCTTGTTGTTGTGCTGTCAAACACTGGAACAGTCGTTGACGTCTCTGACGGTACATCACTGTCAGTAGCAGACGCTGACTAAACGGATCGGCTCCCCTCCGGGGGAGCCTTTTCTAATGAGGTGATACATGGCATCTGGTGATACCAAGCTGTCCATTTGTTCGGACGCACTTATTCTACTAGGGGCATCGCCTCTTTCGTCGTTTTCGGAAGGTACTGACGCAGCTCAGATCTGTGACCGGCTATACGACGATCTCAAAGATTCTATTATTGCGGCGCATCCTTGGTCTTGGTCATTTAAGAAGGCACAGCTTGCGAGGCTAACAACGACTCCGCCAAACGAATGGAAGTACCAATACGCCTTACCGGGCGATACCATCGCTGGCGTGCGTGCGGTATACAATACAAGCGCAACTAATGTCTCCCCTATCCAGTATGGCTGGGAGGTCCACGGCGATCATTTGGATACAAATGAGGAAGTCATCTACGTTGACTATCAGTATTCGCCCAGCGAATCAGTGATCCCGAAGTATTTTATTCAGCTAATGAAGTATGCGATGGCAGCTGAAATTGCTGAAACGGTGACTGATCAGATCACAAAAGCCGAATATTATGAGCGCAAGGCTTTTGGATCTCCGGCAGAAAACCGGCGCGGAGGCTACTTTCGGGTCGCAGCCAATATTGATGGCGCGAATAATTCAATCGACGCCTTCCAAGACTTCACCTTAACAGCGGTTAGGCAATGAGTCGGATCATTCGCGCACAAACAAACTTCACATCTGGCGAGCTAGATCCGAAGCTACGCGCGCGCATCGATCTTCAGCAATATTTCAACGGATTAGAAACCGCAAAAAACGTAGTCATCCAGCCGCAAGGCGGTCTGGTTCGCCGTGACGGCACTCGGTATTTGACAGAGCTTCCATCATCGACAGCCAATGGCGTCCGGATGGTCCACTTTGAGTTTTCTGTCAACGATAGCTATATGCTGATTTTCGTAAATACCCAGATGTATGTGTTCAAAGACGGGGTGCAGATCACAAACATTAACGGATCTGGAAATGACTATCTGACGGTAACAAAGGTTACTAGCTCGATTGCATCAGAAATGTGCTGGGCGCAGTCAGCAGATACACTGATTCTTGCTCATCAGGACATGATCCCTCAAAGAATTTTGCGCGGAGCAAATGACGCATCTTGGACGGTATCAGATCTTTCTTTTGATTTTATCCCAAAGTATGCGTACTCGTTTTCATTGTCGAACCCATCTGCAACGCTAACTCCGGACCAGCCAGACGGCAACATTACACTAACGGCGTCTACATCAGTATTCACTTCGTCGCACGTCGATCAATACATCAACGTGTCGCCGCAAGGTAGGCTAAGAATTGTTAGCTATGTTAGCGGAACTAAGGTCCAAGCAATCTCAGAAGTCCCTCTGTTTGATGACTCGGTAATCGCCTCCGGAGATTGGGAGCTTGAGGAAGGATACGAAGACACTTGGTCTGTAACACGCGGATGGCCTCGGTCAGCTGTATTCTACGAAGGACGCCTGTACTTTGGCGGCGCAACATCGCGCCCATCAACACTATGGGGAAGCCGGGTAGGGCAGTTCTTTAACTTTGATCCGGGCGAATCGTTTGATGACGCCGCGCTTGAGGCGACTCTGGATACAGGTCGATTCAATGCGATTGTTGATCTGTATGCAGGACGTAATTTACAGATCTTCACAACTGGCGGAGAGTTCTACATCCCGCAAACGCTAGGAGATCCAATCACTCCAGCCACTCTTGCTGTTCAAGAGCAAACATCAAACGGCTGTCGTCCCGGAATCCGCGTCGTCAATGTTGATGGCGCAACTGTATTCATTCAGCGCCAAGGAAAGGCGCTGTCTGAATTCATTTTTAGCGATACAGTCAATGGCTACATAGCAACCAAGATCTCTCTGCTGTCATCTCATTTACTGAAGTCACCATCTGATATGGCTGTGCGTAACGCGACATCAACAGATGAGGGTAACCGGCTTTTAATCATCAATGCCGATGACGGCTCGATCGCTTGCTACACATTACTGCGCTCGCAAGAAATTATTGCACCAACAGAATGGACAACAGATGGAGAATATCTGTCAGTCGGGGTCGACATTTCCGACACATACGTTGTTGTAAAGCGGAATGTTGATGGCGGCGACGTATACTATGTCGAGCTATTCGATCCAGACTTAACATTGGATTGCGCCAAAGATGGCACGACTGGCACAACAATTACTGGGCTTTCATTTTTGGAAGGTGAAACAGTCAAAGCGATTCGTGATGGCATCGTTGAGTCTGATAAGACAGTAACCTCTGGCGAAGTCACGCTAACTGATGCTGCGACATCTAGTTACCAGATCGGCCTAAACTATACACCTGAAGTGACCACTCTTCCTGTTGAGCCGAGATTGGCATCCGGCCCAATCAGAGGATTCAAGAAGCGTATCCTAGAGATCAACAGCGAACACTTTGAGTCACAGGCGGTTACAATTAACGGCGAACAAGTTGCGTTCAGGCAATTTGGCGAAAACAACTTGGATCAGTCGGTGCAGCCGTTTACTGGTGTTAAGAGGTCAGGGCCGCTACTAGGTTTTGTAAACGAAGGTAAGATCACAATCAGTCAAACAGTGCCACTCAAGATGAATGTGTTGGCGCTCGACTATAAGGTTTCGGTGGGGCAGTAGTATGAGTGTGAAACTAATGATGGCTGTTGCATCTTCCGCGATTAGCGCTGTCGGACAGATGCAAGCCGGAAAAGCTCAAGCGCGGGCGTACCAAGCTCAAGCCAAGCAAGCTGAGCTGCAAGGCAATCAGCAAGCGTTACAGTACCGACAGAAAGGTGTTGAGACATTGCGCCGGCTCAGAGAAAACATTTCAGCAACAAGGGCAAGGGCAGCTGGATCTGGTCTTGATCCATATAGCGGAACTCCAGCTTCCTTTGAGCGATACGCCTTAAAGATGGGCGCAGAAGATTATACAGTCGCACAAGAAAATGCGATGCTTGCAGCTGAAGGCGGAGTCCAGCAAGCTGCTCAATATAACGCAGCTGCTTCACAGGCAAGGCGCCAAGGATTTATTGGAGCAATGGGTACTCTTGGCTCCATGAGCTTCCAAGTAGAACAAGCTGGCGGCTGGGGCAAGATACTAAGTTAAGGTTAGATCATGGCGATTCAAAGATACCAAAGAACAGGCATGGCACTATCTGATATGCCGCGCATTGACCCAATCGCTGCCAGAGAGGCCGCAAGGACTGGTCAGGTGCTGTCTCAGGCTATGGACCGGGTATCTCGATTTGCTTTTGCCGAAGCTGAAAAGCAGTACAAAAAAGAAGCTAAAATTGAAGGCGCTCAAATGGTCGAAGACTTGGGCGCCATGGGTGCGCTCAAGAAGCTAACAGAAGGCGGCGGGCCGCAAGACTTAGCGCAGGAAACTGCATACGCAATCGCTAATCGCGTCGCCGCTAACGAAATTGAAACAGATGCGCGGGTTGAGATCCAAAAGCTGCTGACTGATGCAGAACTCAGCGATATGCCCTATGACGACTTCAATGCGAAGATTCAGGCAATCCAACTAGGCTTCCCGGCAGCATTAGATGAACTCGATCCAGAGGCCGCGGCCTTAACCAAGGTCAAGATTGATGGCATAGCTGCCACCGCTATGACCAGTTATAGCGAGACATTCCAGAAGCAGCAGCTAAAGGATGCGCAAGGTCGGGCCATTATGGGCATCGATCAGCGCCTCAAGGACGTTAGTGCAGCAGCAGTTTCTGATAGTGAGCTGCGAGATGATCTGCTGGAAGAACAGCTCATCTCACTTGAGTCTTATATGCGCGACTATGATTTCAGCGAGGAGTTTATATCAAAGACGCTGATCGGAGCGCGCGAGCAAGCAATACAAGATCAGGTTATCAATGATTTTGGAAACCTTGGGACAATCGCAGAAAAGCAAGCGTTCTTAGCTGATCTGGAAGAAAACCCGCCGGTAGAGCTAGGGGTTGAGGCTTCACGCACACTGCGACGCTCACTCAAAGGTGAGCTTAGCTCAGCGATCAGTGAGATCAACGGAAGGGTAAGGGATCTTAAAACGCAGATCGACGATCGCATCACTGATGTCGTCGAGGCTAGCGGAGATCCCGGAGACGAAGTTGTTTACCAAATAGGCATCGAAGTTAGAAAGACTGGCGACGCCGGCCTCATTAACGACTACAACGAAGCTGTTGCACTGCGTTCTCAGTTGGCCGCATTTCGGAAGATGCCGCCAGACTTCCTTCAGCAAGAAATCAACGAAATGCGAAGCGAAGGCATTGATGATCCATTTGAGGCAAAGTTGGTTACATCAGCTGAAAAACTGTTGTCATCAATGCGGACAGAAGTCGCCAAAGATCCGCTGTCATACGGCATAAAAGCTGGGTTAATCAAAGCTACTCCAATTACCTACTCGGTGGAGGGGATGGCAAAAAGCCTTGAGCAACGAATCGACGACGCTAGAAAAGTCGCGAACCACTATGGCGTCACTCCAAAGTTTCTTACTGATGAAGAAGCCGATAGGGTGTCTGCTTTAATTAACGAAGTGCAAACCCCAGCTGAAAAGGCTCAGTTAGCGACAAGCCTGAACAATATGCCGCCACAGATGTGGGAGCAGTTGGCAGAAAAGGGTAGTGAAACATTTGCGATCGTGTCGTCTATCGGTGACCCGACGCTTGGCCGTCAAGTGTTTGAAGGGCAGACGTTGATTGAGCAAAAGCTGGTCGTTATGCCGAATAACACTCAGATTGCATCTATTGTGAATGAGGAGCTTGCCGGCGTATATGTTGGCGACGATCTGAAGGCAGTTGTTAATGCAGCTAAGGCGCACTATGCCGGGACTGTTTCTGATCGCAGCGTATACGATTCAGAGACGCTGAAAAAATCACTGGCCGCTATAACTGGTGGCATTGGTGAAATGAATGGAATGAAATACCAGCTGCCTCGCGGAGTCGAAGCAGAGGTGTTTGAAAACTTCATTGATCGATTCCCTGCAAGCATGGTTGAGAAGTACGGCGGAGTCGCCGGAGACTTAACAAACGAAGAGGCAGCAGAAAGAATTCAAGACGCTCAATTCAAAAGCATTGGCAACAATCGCTGGGTCGTCATGGAATCTGGCATACCTGTTATGCGTAAAGATGGGGAGCCATTTGTTGTCACTTGGGACCGTGAAGCATCGACTCAGGCAAACATCTTGTCTGGCATTTTGGTTGAGTAAAAATGACATTTGTTTACGAAAAGTCACAACGCTCAATCTTGCAGACCATTCCGAAAGCGGAGGAGATGCAGCCAGAAGCGTCATTCGGCGAAGTATACACAGCTGCGTTCAGGCACGCAGTCGACGAAGAGATGTCTATTTCTGGAGGGCTGAATCGCGAAGGTTATCGCCAGCGTCAAAATGAGGTTAGGCGACTAATTGACGAAGGCCAGATCACAAATGTTGACGATTATACAGATCAGATGGGTGAGCTGGATTACTTTGTGTTATCGCAAAGCTTTGACTCAATTAAGAGCGACGAGCAACTAGCAGAAGAGCGTAATACGTTTCTTGCAGAAGAGCGTAAGAAGAACAAAGAGGTGATGGAGCGAGGGTCAGGTCTTGCTCAATTCTTAGGTTACGCATCCGCATTTGTAATCGATCCAGTCAATCTTGCAACTCTTCCCGTGTCGACAGCAGTTACAGGCGCTAGGGCGCTATCATGGTTCGCCAGAGGATTGGCTGTTGCAAAAAGGGAAGGCGCGCTAGCCGTTGCAACAGAGCTGGCAATTCAGCCACTTGTGTACGAACACAAGAAAAATATCGACTCGCCGTATTCTTGGAAAGATGCTGTATCAAACATAGGGATCGCAGCTGTTGGCTCATACGGCGTCGGATTTGCTACCGGCGGACTTGCCGGTTATTTAAAAGCGGTACGAGCAAAGACAGAACCATTCGTTGATCCAATACGCGACGACATGGCAATGCGCTCATTGGACGATCTTTCTGATTACATCACAAAGGTTGAAGCTCAGCGTTTTGTGCCGTCAAAGATACTAGACGACGAATACGGTAGATACGTTGCTAAAGAGTACGAAGATCTTGGAAAGCTAAGACGCCAGACCATTCGTGAGCTGAATAAAGAAATCAAGCAGACGCAAAAACAGCAGACCACGATCTTACGAATGATTGCTGATATGGGCGGGCTAAGCCAAAAAGACTGGGTGTCACAAGGTGTTGACCCCGGATACTTCACTAAAGCCGGAGCTATCAGAAAAGGTATGCGTCCGGGTTCGCCACTGTTTAGAGCTAAAGGCGGGATGACGCCAGAAGATTTAGCTGAACGATTGATGGAAGAAAATGTATTCACGGACGGGTTAGTTGATGACAATCGTGCGATTGATTATGTACACGCAGCGCTTACAGATCCGGAAAAGCCATTTAATCTTGAGGCATCTACCAAGTTGGAAGACTTGCAGCGTCGGTTGCAGGAAATTGAAGAAGCCACAGATGACGACGCATTAGAAAACATATACAAGCGAGCTGGTGAAGAACGAATTGAAGCTAACCTAGAGTCGCTGCGAGAGCTTGAGATCAACTTGCAGCAAATGAACGCGCCATCTCGGTCTGAGGATTTTTACTTTGATCCAAAGCCAACAAAGGTTGCGGCGCAGTCAGTCAGTGAGCGAGAGCGCATGGTTCTCGATAAATTAGGTATCACAGATGAGTACGACGAGGCGATGGAGGCATACCAGCGCACAGAAAATCGTGTCATTTGGGACGAAGCCGAAGGTAAACTGGTTGATGCAGACGAAGTGATGAAAGAGATCGACGACGAAATCGCTGGTCTTGATGATGTGTTGAGGTGTTCGATCGGTGGCTAGTTTTGAAAATTGCGTAAGCGCTGCGCTCAAGCGCAAAGTGATAACTAAGAGGTTAGCAGATCAGATTCTGACTGCGCCGGACCCAGAGCAAGCGATTGATGATTTGCTAGCTGAAGCGTCACGCAAGCGCCGTGAGGCGGCAATTCAAACTGTCAGACTATCTCAAGCAGTTGCGGACATTGGCGGTCATGCCGAAGGTCAGTATGCAGGGCTTCAGTCGTTAATGACTAAAGACCCTACTGGTAAGTCAGGTTACAAAAACATCGAATACTTAGGTCGGTACTACGAAGGCAAGTACCACTCAAAGTTAGCAAATATGTTATCTCGGTTCAGGACTAGGAAACTTGGTTTTGCTCAAGATACTGAATCACTTAACAAATTTGTTAGGGCTGTTTACGGTGAAGCAGTTGACGACGCAGAGATCGAACAGTTCGGCAAAGACTGGCTAAACATGATTGAAGAAATGCGCGTTGAGTTTAACCGCAAAGGCGGCTCAATATCGAAGAACGAGCGCTTTCTGTTCCCGCAAAACCATAATGCTGAAGCCATCAAAAAAGTTGGTTACGAATCGTGGCGCGAGCGCATCTTCCCAAAGCTAGATAGATCAAAAATGGTTGACGACTTAGGGCGTCAGTTAGATGACGAACAGCTGGAGCAGTCACTCAAGCACGTTTACGAGACAATCACGACTGGCGGGCTGAATAAAGTCAAAGACTTTAGTGTGCCGCGTTTAGGCAAGAAATTATCACGCCGCCATTCAGAGCGCCGGTTCTTGTACTTTAAAGATGCTGAGTCATGGATTGACTATCAGAACGAATTTGGCCGTGGCGATGTGCTTACGACGCTAACAGACTATGTAAATTCAATGGCAAACGACATTGCCGTTATGGAGCGTCTCGGACCAAACCCACAGACCACATTTGATGCACTGGTTGCACAGGTCAAAAAGACTGATGGTATGACCGGCAGACAGGCGTTTATGTCTGATGCGCTGTTTAAGACAGTGACTGGCCGGGTAAATCAGGGCGAGCTGACCGGCGTAGCAGATGTATTGCAGACGACTCGAAACTTCTTGACGGCATCGACACTGGGCAAGGCTTTCTTGTCAGCAATCTCTGACGTCGGTTTTCAGGCAATCACGGCACAGTACAACAAGATCCCTGCGCTCAAAGTCATGCGCCGACAGATCAGTTTAATGAATCCAGCAAACGAAGTGGATCGAATCTTTGCGGTCAAGCTAGGCTTAATTGCTGATAACTGGGTTGGCCGCGCTCATGCAGCCAATCGCTACGCCGATGTATACGGCGTCGGCACATCAGCAAAAGTTGCTGAAGGCGTTATGCGTGCGTCATTACTTGCACCATGGACTGATGCTGGGCGTAAAGCGTTTGGTATGGAGTTCAGTTCAATGCTTGCTGACAACTTTGGCAAGACGCTAGATGAGTTGGACGACCATATTAAGCGTGCATTTGAGACGTATGGCATTGGCGCAGCTGACTGGGATGCATTTAGAAAGACCACTCCGCTTGATTTTGACGGCGCAAAGTTTGCAGATGTGACGCAACCTAATGGCGTTAAGTTTCATCAGATGATCTTGTCCGAAACTGATTACGCAGTTCCTACGCCAGACGCCCGGACTAGATCGATTATTAGCGGCGGCCTTGGGCGCGCGACGATTGAAGGGCAAGCGTGGCGCTCAGTGATGATGCTAAAGTCATTCCCTGTCACAATTATCGGCACCCATTTCTATCGCGCCGCATACCAAGCGACAACCGGCGAAAAGTTGCAGTACGCAACAATGCTGTTAGCGACAACAACAGTTCTTGGCGGAGTCGCTCTTCAAGTCAAAGATATTGCAGCCGGCAGAGATCCACGCCCAATGGACGGACCAGAATTCTTTGCTGCGGCTCTAATTCAGGGCGGAGGCCTTGGCATTGTTGGTGATTTATTCTTTTCTGACGTCAACCGATTTGGCGGCGGACTTATATCAACGGCGTTTGGGCCAACAGGCGAGCTAGTAGATAAAGGTGTCAGCTTAACTCTTGGCAACATTCAAGAAGCTGTTCGCGGCGAAGAAACTAACGTATTGGGGGAGACTGCTAAGTTCGTCGAGCGATACACCCCTGATATATGGCAGCTGCATTTAATCAAAGGCGCGCTATTTGATCAGATCCAATTACTCGCTGATCCAAAAGCCGAAAAGAAGTTTAATCGAATAATTCGCAAACGCGAAAAAGACTACGGGCAAGGCTATTGGTGGAAGCCGGGAGATGTAGCTCCTAAGAGGACACCTGAAATGGGTGCAGCCCTAGAAGCTGCCCCAGAAAAGTGATATATACGACAACAGGATAGGTAGGAAAAACGCATGGCCGATTACAACATCAATGCAGTCTCAAGAAAGGTATCCTACACCGGATCTGCTGGTGTTGGGCCGTATGCTTTTACATTTGAAATCTTAACAGACGACGACATTGGAGTTTACTTCAACGAGACGCTACTGACCAAGACCACAGACTACTCGGTCACAATCAATGCCAACGGCACCGGCTCAGTCACACTGGTTGTGAATGTCGGCGGAAACATTCCTGCGACGCCAGATGCAGATGACCTAGTTGTCATCCTTGGCGCCAAGGACATTGAGCGCACCACTGACTTTGTGACAGCTGGTGACCTCCGCGCTGCGGCGCTGAATGAGCAGCTCGATGCGCTGACCATCTTCATGCAGCAGATCAAGGAAGAGGTGGACCGCTCGGTCAAGGCACCGGCTTTCGATCCGACTGGCATCTCAATGACGCTGCCGAAAAAGGCAGAGCGCGTCAATGCGTTTATTGCGTTTGATGCGAATGGCGACGTATCAGCTGCCGTACCATCGGACGATGTGACGACACTTGCAGAGGTTGCCACAGACATCGCCACACTGGCCGACATCGAAGACGGCACCGTCGCCACAGACGCAATCTCAGACACCGCAGCCATTGCGGCGAACGTCACTACCGTGGCCGGTATTGCAGCCAACGTGACAACAGTCGCCGGCAACACGTCGAACATCAATGCGGTTGCAGCTGATGCGACGGACATCGGCACAGTGGCTGCAAACATCGCTGACGTGTCGGCAGTTGCGGCGATTGATACCCAAGTCTCTGCGGTAGCAGCTGACGCCACAGACATCGGCACAGTGGCCACAGACCTAGCAGGCGACGACAACATCGGCACCGTTGCC